CTACCGTGGCGCCACGGCGCAGCTGGTCGGTGGACATGGCAGGGCGCTCAGGCACCGGCTTGCCGCTGGTACGGGCACGCTCACGGGCAAGGGCACGTTCACCCGCTGCAGCTCGACGCGCGCTGGCGGGGTCTGGCAGCCGGCCAGGGCCAGCAGGGAAGCCAGCACCGCGAATTGACGAATTGAGCAATTTGTCAATTTCATGGCTTCGCTCTCCCCTGCAGCCAACTGTCCGCCTGGTGCTGGGCGCTCGCGCAGGCATCTATGGCACTCTGCCAGAGTTGAATCAAATCAAAGACTTACCTATGCCCATGCAGGCGCAGCGCAGGGCATCTCCGGTGCTGTGCCGGAACTGAACAAAAACAAGGACTTGCGCCCTTCAGGTGCCGACGAGATGCGGGGAGAGCATTTTCTGCTCTCTGCAGGAGATTAACGAAATCAACAGGTTGGAAGGGGGTGCAAAACCTGCACCCTCGCCCCCTACTCTTCAACAGCGAACCGCCCAGCCTCCATGGCATCGCGCCGCTTCTTCGGCAGATAGACCCCGTCCTCAGCCTCCCGGATTCGCTTCTCGCGCATGCGCACGCTCTGGGCCAGCTGCATCGGCTGGATGCGGCGGGCGGGGTTCTTCTCGTTGAAGCGCTGGATGGCTTCCCGAGCCTCGGTCTTGCCCTCCTCGTCCTTCGCCATCGCAGCCATTGCGAACTGCTCCACCAGGGCGCTGCGCCGCGCCTGTAGTGCGCGGTCTTGGCCCACGATGGCGGCCTTGCCTTCGTAGGCGTTGCGCACGCTGGATGGCGAGAAGCCCACGGCCTGCCCGGCCACGGCGGCCGCGTCCACCTGGTCCTGCACCACGATGCCGGTCTTGTCCTTGACGCCCTCGGTCTCGTAGCGCCAGGCCTTGAGCGGACCACGCAGCACGCTGGGCGCCATGGTCTCCAGCCCGCGCTGGTACCGGCCCTCGCTCATTTCCTGCAGGCCCTTCAGGGCGTTGATGCCGATGCCGGCCACGGGACCCAGGGCGGCAGCCATCGCCGACTCGCCCAGGCGCTGCCCTTCCAGCCCCTCCTGCACGTCCGGCAGGATCAGCCGGTCCAGCCCCACGCGGCCCGAGATGTCCCAGGGCGTCAGGCGGGACAGGCCATGGGACAGCACCTCGGCCGGCTTCTGCCCGAAGGCGTCGGCCAGCATGTTCTGCATGGCCACCTGCGCGTCCCAGGGCTCATCGTCATCGCCACCCAGCATCGAGGCCGCGGCCAGCAGCGTGGTCACCATGGGCAGGCCCAGCACGCCAGCCGCCATGGCGTGCGTGGTCAGCAGGCCGGCCAGCGCCTTGCGCGCGGCGGCGCGGTCTTCGGGCTTGGCTGCGGCCAGGGCCTGCTGGGCGTTGCGCACCAGGGTGTAGACCATGTTCTGGCCGTACTGCTTGAACAGCAGTAGCACCCGGGCCACGTTGCCCTGCATGACGCGCGGGCGGTTGTTCGCGCTGTAGTCGAAGTGGCCGTCGTAGGTGGCCTGCACGGCCTGCTGGTAGCCCTGGTGCTGGTCGGCGCCTACCTCGCGCGCCAGGCGGTACGCGGCCACGAAGGTCACCTGGCGGTTGAACTTCTCGGCGTGGTGGAACATCCAGCTGGCCGCGTTCATGACCGGCCGCAGCTTGTGCGACACGTTGCGGTCCTCGCCCTGGGCGATGCCGGCCAAGTCGTGCGCCATGGTCACGTCGATGACGCCCGAGCGCACGGCCTCGTCGTAGGCGGCTTTCTCATCGGGGCTCAGCGATCCGGTGATGTCGTTCTTGCCGCGCACCGCTTCCTGGCTGGCCTTGAGCAGCGCGGCGGCCGACTTGCGAAACCCCCAGCGCGCGCCCATGACCGGGTAGGCCACCAGGGCAGTCTGGGTCAGGTTGACCATGGCGGAGGCCGGGGACAGGCCCAGGTGGAACATGAAGCCCACGCTGGTCAGCGCCGTGGACAGCGCATTGGTCTTGGGGTTCATGGCCGCATCGTGGCGCTTGACCATCTCGTCCACGACCTGCTGGCCCTTCACGGAATCGAAGCCTGCATCGCCCGCGCCCTGGTCCACGCGCCGCTGCATCTCTCCGAGCTGGTCCTGCAACTGGTCGCCATACCGCAGCTTGGCCAGGTAGCTGGCCCCGTGGAAGACGTTCTGGGCGAAGGCCCGGCGCGCGTCCTGGCTGAAGCCGGCCGTGCCCTTGCGATGGATGCCGTGCTTGGCCCAGGACAGGTCCGGCAGCGAGGACAGGTACAGCTGGCCCAGCGCATCCTCGAGCTCGGCCCGCTGGGCAGCATCCATGCCCTGCTTGTCCAGCACGCCGTACAGCTGCTCCATGAAGCCCCGGCCCACGGTGTCGCGCTCGGCAACGAAGTCCTTGGCCTTGAGCACCTTGCCTACGCTGAAGCCCTTGTCCTTGGGGAACGCGGTGACCATCTGCGCGCGCATGGCATCCGCCTCGGCCATGGTCTCGGCCCGGCTGACGCTGGCGGTCTTGCCCTCGGCATCCTTGACGACCACCACATACTGGCCGAAGCGCGCCAGGGGGAAGTACACGCCCTTGATGTGCCCGAAGAACTCATCGTCCATGCGCTTGAGCATGGCGGCCTTGCGGTCGCTGCTCATGCCGGCGCGCTCGATGCGCTCCTTGATGGCCGAGCGGACGTCGCGCATGTGCTGGCGGTAGGTGTCCCGGGCCTTGGTGTAGACCTCGCGCGCCTCGGGCGTCAGGGCCTCGAAGCGGCGGCGCAGCGCGCCGTACTGCACGCGGTTATCGCTGGCCACGTAGTCGGCGGCCGGATCCATCTGCGCCAAGGTCGAATCGTGCATCAGCTCGGCCAGAGCCCGCTCGTCGGCCAGTTTGGCCCAGTTCTGGGCCAGCTGGTCCGCGCCTGCGCCGGCCTCGTTCTTGTCGGCATCCATCCTGGCCATGAGGTCGCTGTACGTGCGCAGCTCGGGCAGCATGTCGCCGTACACGTCCACCAGCTGCCGGCGGCCCAGGAAGCCCAGGCCCAGGGGCCGTAGGTCCGTCGCCTTGTGGCCGGCCAGCTTCTTGACGTTGGTCGCCGTCATGGCCTGCAGCGCGGCCCCCACGCGCTGGCTCGCCGGGTTGTCTCCCAGGGTGCGGTAGCGCGCCAGACCTGCTGGCCCACCAGCCGGCGCGGAGGTGCGGCCCTCGCCCGCGCTCTCGATGGCGCGCATCACGAATCGCTCGGCCTCGTTGTAGGTCATGTTGCGGATCCGGCCGGCCAGGCGCTGCATGCCCATGCGCTCGGCCACGCCGGCCAGCCAGTTGGCCAGGGCGCGGATGCGCAGGCCCATCCTGGTGCCGGCCTGCTGCTGGGCGCGCAGCTCCTGGGCCACCACGGCCAGGCCCTCCTCGATGGCCAGGGCCTCGTAGCGGGCAGTCAGGTCGGAGCCACGCAACCCCATGTCGCGCAGCACTTGCAGCTGCAGCGGCGCGTCGGGGGCCTGCTCTTTCCAGTCGATGGCATACTGCCGCACCCTGGCATCGCGCTTTGCCAGATCCAGCATGGCCTGCACATAATCGGAGCCTGGCAAGACATTGCGCACACCCAGGTGGAACATCTCATGAAACAGGGTCTCGACAACAGCGTCAGCACTGCGGTGGGCGGAAGCAACGATGACGATGCGGCCCTCCCCGGGTATCGCCGCCCCCATTACACCGTCGGGCGCATCGACCCCAAGCTCATCGCTCCGAAGCACGACGCGAACTGGTGGCGGGGTCCGCAGACCCGAAAGGGCATCGTCCACCGCCTTCTGGGCCTGTTCAAGCGTCAGGCCTGAGCCCGGCGGCACTTCGCTGGTCGCGCTGAACAGCATCACCGAGCCATCCTCGCCGCGGCGCGTGTCCACCGTCTGGAAAAAGCGGTCGAAGGCCTCGCGGACCTGGGGCAGCTCTCCAGCCGTCGGATAGGGATAGGCGCCCTCTAGCGCGAACGCGCCGGCCGGCACCACGTTGGCCAAGAAATCATTGCCAGCGCTCTGGTCCTGCAGCTTGGCGATCAGGTAGCTCTCGAAGGCCCGCGCCGACATCTCGCGGCCGGTGGTCCAGTAGTCCTTGGTGCGCCGGTCGTCCAGCTTGCGCGAGCGCTCCTGCATGCCCGTGGCGTTGATGGTGTTGCGCAGGTCCCGGAAAGCAGCGCGCATCTCCTGGCGCACGCCATCGCCGCCCCGCTCCCCTTCGGTCATGAAGCTGGCACCGTCGCCACGCTGGCGGGAGAAGTAGTTGTCCATGGCGTGCCACCATTCGTGGCCCAGGGCACCGGCCGCCTGCCGCTTGGTGAGGTTGATCACCACCTGGCCCGGCTCGTAGTGCGCTGCTGCAGCGTCCACGCCGCCCGAGCCGCGCGCGCCGAAGGCCAGGCCCAGCCGGCCGCCCAGCGACAGCGCCCGAGGCGGCAGGTTCAGCACGCCGGCCATGTCCATCAGCGCGTCATAGGCCTGGTTCAGGTCCTGCTGCCGGCGCGGCCCCTCGACGTAGTTGCCGAACTGCACGCCACGGAAGCCGAAGGCATCCTGGAACTGCTGGGGAGACACGTCGGCGCCCTTGCGGTAGTCCTCGCCTATGCGTGGCGCATTGCTGGCCGAGCGCACGGGCGGCACGGCCTTGTAGTTGGTCAGCAGGAGCTCCAGCTCGGCCTGGTTGTCGGCCAGGTACTGGCGTGCGGCCTTGATGTCCTGGAAGCCCGCCTTCAGCTCAGCGACGTTGCGCCCGATCTTCTTGCCGATGAAGAAAGCGCGTGCGCCCCCGGCGCGCTTGGCGTAGATCTCGAACGTGGCGCCACGGGCCGGCGCATCCTGCTCTGCAGCCAGCTGCGCGGCGCGGCGCTTGAAGGCCTCGATGGCCGCCTCGCGCGTGTCACCCTTGGCCAGCTCGCGCGGCCAGTTGGCGAAGGCCGAGGCCTTGGCCTGGCGCGAGACGGTCCAGATGCTGCGCGGCGGGTCGTAGCGCACGCCGTCATACATGGAGTAGCTGCCTGCGTGCAACTCGATTCCCTTCAGCGAACGCTCGTGGCCCAGGGCCTCGTACAGCGCCGCCTGGTTGGCGATGCTCGTGGGCAGGCTGGCGTTGTTCAGCTGCGTGCGTACCGCCTGCGGGTCGAGACGGCCAGCCAGCAGCTCGTCGGCGAAATCGCGCAGCGTGGCCACGCGCTCAGACCAGCCGCGCAGCTTCCAGGAGGACTGGGGCTTGGTAGGCACGGCATCGCGCATGGCGCGCACCAGGGCCACGGCCTGCGGCTGCGTGCCGCCCTCCAGCAGCTTCTGGTAGTCGGGCTCGGGCCAGGTCTTGGAAAGCGGGTGCGCCTTCACGTCCAGCGCCTTGGCCTTGGCCATGCCGTCGGCGTAGGCCTCGGCATAGAGCATCTTGCGGGCGCCGGTCAGGGTCTCGCCGAAGTCCTCAATGCGGCCCTGCTGCTGGGCGACGCGTGCGGCTGGCGAACCGGGCTTTTCCCGGTTTGGCGCAAATGTGGGATTTTCCCGTATTTGGCTCGGCGCACCCTGGCCAGCGGCCTCCGCAGCCCGGGTGGACGCGGCGGTGCTGGTTGATGCCGGATTTTCCGGCATCAAACCACGCCGGTCTTGTGCTCCTGCTTCAGTAGCACCAATGCCAGCAGTTTCCGGCTGGCGCGCGGGCTCGGGCATAGGCGGAGTGGCTGTCGTCGAAACTGCCGGTCCGCCCGCTTCCGCTGCAGACCGCGCAGCTCGCGCGTCGTCTGTCGCATCGATTTCGGCCACGATCTGCGCTAGGCGCTTGCCACGCGGCTCCAGGCCCAGACCCCGGGCAACGCGACCGGCCTGCATGGCGTTGGTGCGCCAGTTCGCTGGCCGAGCAGCACTACGCTGTTGGCCCACGAAACCCAGGGATGGGTCGCCCTGGGCGGGCGCGGCTTCGTGGGTGCCAGTCAGGCCCTGGCGCTGCAGCTCCGCCTGCGCCTGCTCGCGCGTGGCGAACGGGCGGCCGTCGGGCATGGCTATCGTGCTGGCCGGGCCGGCGCCGACCTCGCGCGCGGGCGTATCGATGGCCTCAGGCCCAGACAGGCGCGCTTGCTGCGCACCGGGCGCCGAGCCATCCTGCTGCTCCTCCAGCGGTGAGATGCGCGTCAGGTTGCTCAGGCCCAGGGCGGCGCGGCGCGCACGCTCTGCCTCGAGCTCTTGGCGCTGCTGCCGCTGCTGGTTGATCAGCGAGACGGCCTCGGCGCGGCTCTCCTGGCGCACGCCCTCGGCGCCGGCCACCATGCGGCCCGAAGGCCCGCCCTCGAACCCCAGGACCGCAGGGCCAGCCTGGGGCACGGCGGCGCGCTGTTCCTCGGGCAGGCGCACCGTGGGCTGCACGTCGTAGCCCCGGCCGCTGGGGTGCGGCACCACCGACACGGGAATGCCGGCGGCGGCAGCCTGGCGGCGCAGGCCGTGGGCCTGGTCCAGGCGCAGCGGCACGCCGGGCTGCAGCTGCTGCGCGAGGGCCAGCTGGTTGATCTGCTCGGCCGCCGGGTCAACGACGGCCGGCGCAGCAGCGGGCGCGAAGTCGATCTCGTTGCCGAACGCCTGGCGCTCGGCTGGGCTCAACGTCAGCCGTTCGTCCGGCCGGGCAGCGCGCGACGCCATGAAAGCATCAGGGGAGAACGTCGCGTGCAGCGCCCGCGCCGCAGCCTCGCGCGTGCCGGGCACCAGCCCCGCCCCGGGCGCCCTGTTCTCGTCCATGGCCTCAGCCAGGAGACGCCGGTACTGCGGCCGCAGCTCCGGCTTGATGGCCTGCTCGATCAGCGGCGCGTACTCGGCCACGTCGGGCAGCGGCCCGCTCGGCTCGAAGGTCCGCAGGATGCGCCCCTGCTCCATGTCGGCGGGGGCCAAGTCAGGCTCGGCGGCGGGCACAGCTGCAGCCAGGTCGCGGGCCTCAGCCTCGCGCGCTGCTCGCACGCCTGCGGGGATGTCGCGGGCAAGGTCAGCCTGCAGGATCCTCGCCGCGCGCTGCTGCGCCTCGTTCATGCGCGGCAGGGCCTCGGCCATCGTTTCCTGCGCGCTGAAGGGCTGCGGCGCCGTGGGCATGGGCGCCAGGCCCAGGTCGCCGGCCATGACGGCAGCCTTGGACAGGGGGCCGGCGTTGGGGTCGATTGCCGGTCGGCCCGCAGTTGGCGAGGCGTCGGTCTGCGTCTGCTGGAACAGGTCGGGGTTGAAGGCCTGGTGCAGAGCATTGGCAGCTGCCTCGCGCTCCCGGGGAGATCGCTGCTCATCCATCGCCCTGGCCAGCGTGTCGCGGTACTGCTGCTGGTGCTCGGGCCTGACCACCTCATCGATGACGGCGCCGTAGGCAGCAACATCTGGGAGAGCCGCCTGTGCTGGCGAAGCAACGCCAGCGGCGCGAACCGCCTCGGGCGTGGCACCAACGTTCCCATCACCGTCGGCATAGAGAGGCTGGCCGGCACCCGACATGACCTGGCCACCCGGCTGCACGGTGGGCTGGGCAGGAGAAGCAGCGACGGGGGCGGCATCCACATCGCCAGTTGCGCCTGGCTGCGGCTGCCCGCCCGCTCCATGCCCACCACGCACAGCTGCGCCAGTGCCGGCACCCAGCAGGCCTCCGGCCACGCCTTCAGCCACTGCCTGGCCGGCCACGCCCTGCCAAGTCGGTACGTCGCCGCCCTCACGCTGCTGGGCCACGTTGGACGCGAAGCGCTCCTGGCCGCCCTGCACCGCCTCGGGCAGGCCTTCGGTCACGGCGCCCGTAGCCGCGCGCCGCAGCAGTGTCTGGTTGGCGGCCCGGCCGACCAGCGCGCCGCTCACCAGCCGCTCCACGCCGGTCGTGCCCGTCACCAGGCCCAGGCCAGCGCCCAAGGCGATGTTGTCGGCGTTGGGGCCGATGTAGGCCTGCGCACGGTCAGCGGCCTGGCGCGCGGCTTCCGGCGTGGCGCCCTGCTCCCGCTGCTGCTGTTCCACCGCTTCGTGGATGCTGCCCTTTACGGAGCCCGCGCCCTGGGCAGCTCCGAGGCCAACGCCCATGGCCATACGCATAAGCGCGCTGCGCCCCGGCGAAGTGAGCATCGCCGCTACGACGGGGGCTACAGAGCCTGCGGCCTCAGCCACGGTGCTGACGGGCGCCTCAGCGATACCGCCCAGTTGCGCGCCCACTTCGCGCAGCACGGATCCCGACTGCTCGGCCTCGCGGATGGTCTGCGCCCGGGCCGCCTTCTCAGCCTGCCGCTGGGGACTCAGCGTGCTCTGCACCGCATCCTGGGCCTGACCAAGGCGCTGGGACGCCGCGTTGCCCGCGCCACCGGCGTCAGCGATGGCTTTCGTGGCGCCCACGGCGCCGCCGGCAAAGGCCGTGGCGATGTCCGCCAGCTTGCGCCCGGTGCTGGCCGGCTTGACCACCTCGAATTGCGCCCAGTCCACAGGCTCCGCTGCAGGAGCAGAGCCACCGCCCACGGGTGTGTAATCGTTCCAGTTCACGTCCGCCATGGCTCAGCCTCCCACCAGCACGGGCTGGCCATTCTTCACCTCGTACAGCCGGCCATCCTTGCCGCGCACCATGCTGCCGTCGGGCGGCGCGGCCGTGGGCTGTGCCTGGGTAGGCATGCGCCGCATTTCCCCAGTGCGCTCGTTGACCGCACCCAGAATGCTCTCGGTCTTGTTGCCCTGAGCGTCAGTACCGCCTTGCAGAGCAACAGACTTCCAGCGGTCCTCGCCGTCCTTGCCCAGCAGCGTCAGCAGGCGTTGGCGGGCGCTGCGCTGCTCGGCTGGCGTCTGGGCGTTTTCCACTGCCTGCTGAGCCGCCTCAAGGCGGGCAGCAGAACGGCTCTGGTAGCCCGATGCGATCTGCTCCAGGCTCAAGCGCCCACGGGCGATCTCATTGGAATCTGCCGTGCCCAATGCGCCGAGGGCAGCACGCTGGCTGGCCCCCTGCTGCTGGACGCCCTCGCGCTGCAGCGACCCGCGCTCGCGCACGCCTGCGATCTGGAGTGCTGGCTCAGCCTGGCGCAGCGCTTGGTCCGTGGCCAGCATGGCTCGGTACTCCTGCATGGCGGGATTGTTCTCAGCGCCACGGCCGCCGAAGCGCCGCGTGTTCATGATGGAGCTGGCCGAAACCTGGGCGTTGCGGAGATCGTTGCGCGCCTGCCAGTCGTTGCCGCTGTGGCGCATCGTTGGGACTGACACGCCAGGGGTGGGCGCAGCAGCTCCAGTCGCCAAAGCCAGGAGACGGCCATAGGCTTCATTGCCAGCGCCGTTGCCGGGCGTTTGCGCGGGCGCGGGTGTCGGAGCGGCGGCCGTGGCCCGCGAGGGCATGGCTTCGCTGGGCGGCCCCATCAGCTCGCCTTCGTTGTAGTGGCCCAGGTCAGCCGCACGGTTTGTTGCGGCGGGGGCAGCGTTTGCCGAGGGCACGGCAGGCCGCTCTGTGCTGCCTGCACTGGAGAGCGAGGCTGCACCAAGGGCGGGTGCGGTGAACGCACGACCAGCGGCGATAGCTGCGTTCGCGGCCCCCACCTCACGCGCCGCACTCAACGACTGGGCGGCAGCGCCCACCATGCGCCCTGCCTTAAGCATGGACCCTGCAGCTGGAAGCGCATTCGCCGTATTCAGAACATTGCGCCCCAACTCTGAATCCCAGACGCTGTCCTGCGAGCCGCGTGCGACGGGCGCCGCTTGGTACCCATCCGTGGGGATTTGTGCCACACGCTCAGCAAGACTGCGCAGACGGCCACCCTGGTCGTCGGCCTTGACCAAACCGCCGTCGGCGAATCCTGGCCGCGGCTGCGCGCCATACAGAGGGCGAGGCTGTGTGCCAGTGGCGGCGGGCTGTTGGTACTGGGGCAGGCCCGGCACATCAGGCTGATGCGGTGCACCAGGCGTTGGCACTGCTGCAGGCTGGTTCATCGCATTCAGCCTTGCCTGCGCGTCATCACGGTCTCTGCTCGGCACGATGGAGCTGGCGGTGACTTCGAGGTTGCGCTGCGCGTTGCGTGCGGCCCAATCCATTGGCGCGGCCGGTGCCGGTGCTGGTGTGGCAGCGGCGGGAGCTGCAGGTGTAGCGCCAGTAGATGCTGCTGGCTGAGCACCTGGTGCCGCTGGAGCAGGAGCGGCGGCCGGCGGAGGCCGCATGCCTGGGTTCTCGCTGTAGGTTCCACCCGGCGCGCGACCGTTGATGGTGATGCTCCCGCGAATGTCGGTGCCGCTGTAGCTGTTGCCGGTGCGCGCCACAGCACTGGGATCGTCCACCAATCCGCCGTCTGCGTAGTGGTCAGCTTGGCTTTTGCCCGTGGGGGTGTGCGTGCTGGCCACCAGATCGCGCAGGCTTTTCACGCCCACCTTCTTCACAGTGTCGGCGGGCAGAATGAATTCGCCGTCGGATGCCTTGATATCGATGGAGTCGGAGGTGCCGGTGCCAGGACCGCGAATGTGGCCACCGTTGCCGAGGGCCAGGAGCCGGCGCACCGCCGGAGATTGAACTTGTGCCATGGGAGACCTCTTGGGTGTTACCCAATGCAGTCTCTATGGCTCCTGTGGAAACTGGAAACCCCAGAGGGGGCACTCACCAGTTGCTCTGCACGATGGGTGGCCGGCGATCCCCGTGCTTGCGCTGCACGTTGGCGTCCAGCCTTTCGCCGAAGGCCTGCTCGAAGAGCGCCAGGGACGTGGCGGCCTTGGCCGGGTCGAAGGCGTCCGCGTCTTGCTTGAGATAGGCCCGGTGCAGAATCCAATCCATGAGGCGCATGTGGAAGCGCTCATGGATCTCTGGCTGGGCCTGGGTGTTGCAGGGATCGATGGGCTTGAGCGCGCCACGGTAGACCGTCAGCGCGATTTCACCAGCTTCCACAGGCGTGGGCACCAGCCTGATGCGGGGCGTGCCGCGGCTGTTGGCCCCATCGAAGACCCAGTAACGGGGCATGCCGGAGCGGGTCTCCCAGGCGCCGTAGGTGCAGTCCAGCTCCTCGACGCTGGTTTCATCCAGCATGCGGCCACGAAAGACTAGGCGCTTGACCTGCAGCACGCTGCGGTGCAGGTCGTAGGAGGATTTGCCGGGCTCCAGGATGATGGCGCACACGGCCGGCGTTGAGCGGTCCTCGATCAGCTTGGCCCGCTCGCACGCCTCCTGCACAGCCTCGTTCAGGTACTCGACGATGTCTTCCGTGGACCAGAACGGCGGGTCGGCCGTGTCGCGGACTGCTTCGCGGAAGCGCCGGATGATCTCTTCGACCCGCATGGCTGCTTACGCCTGGGCGTCGCCGCCGAGTTCGGCGAAGACCTGATCGGCTTCCTCACGGGACACCTGGAAGCCTGTGACGGACTTCAGGCGCACCAGATTGGGCTTGCCGTCGCCGGTGAAGTCATCCTTGCTGCCGCCCGCAATCATGGCCTGCAGCGCTTCGCGGATGGTCAGCTGCCGCGCCAGGATCTGGGTTTTCACCTCGGCGGTGCCGCCTTCAACCAGCACGGCGCCACGCGCCATGGCTTCGCGTTGGAATCGCTGGGGCACATCAATGCCCTCGGGCGTGGCCGGCACAACCATCGTGTGACCGGACAGCAGCGAGACAGGGAGAGGATCAGTGCCGGGTGCGCGGAATTTCAGGGAGTTCATGGTTTAGTCCTTTCGGAGAAAAGGCCCGACAGCCGGTAGGCCGCCGGGCAAATGGGCCACTACAGCCCACCACAGGAAGGAATCAGTTCTGGGAGAAGGCGGAACGCCCGGGCACGTAGTAGTGGATCGCAATGCGTGCCTGGCCGGCCGTAGCCGCCGCGCCGGCTTGGGCCAGCAGTGCTTTCAGGCTCTCGGCCTTGGGATGACGCCAGCCGGTGATGGTCAGAGGCGTGCGGCCTGCGGTCTTCAGGTCGATGGGCGTGGCCGTGTAGCGGTCGTCATCGGCCGTATCGCCCAGCTTCAGTGTGGCGCTTGTGGCGCTGTTCCAGGCGGTCAGCACGGTGACATCGCCGCCGACCAAGATGGCATTGCCAGGCAGGTCGAATCCGGCTTCGGCCGTACCGTAGGCAGTCGGTTCACCGAAGCCGATGTCCAGATAGGCGACGATCAGCTCCTGGCGAGAGGGGTTCTTTTGTATAGGCATGGTGCACTCCTTCAGCAACAAAGGGAGAAAGCACCGGGACCGACAGGCCCCGGTGTGAGGCCTGCTTAGGGCAGGAAGTGGTCGATGGCGAAGAGGCCGAAGTCCTCGATCGACTTGTTGTAGATCGAGTAGAACTGGGGCTTGAGAAAGCCCACCGGCTTGTCGATGTTCAGGCCCACCTGGCTGCTGTACTGGAACGTCTTTTCGTCCCAGGCGCCAGGACCCAGGTCTGCCATGCCCAGGGCCTGGGCGCCACACACCAGCGTGCGGGTACCGTTGACGTTGCCGCCCGCGCCCCACTTCTGGCCAGCGGCCGCGCCCTTGGTGTTGTAGACCAGATTGAACTCGTGGATCACGGCACCATCGAGCGTGACGGTCGCGCCCGTGAAGAACGGGGAATTCTGGCCATCCTTCGCCGCCACAGCAGTCACTGCCTCACGATAGGCCTGATCCTGCTTCAGCAGGCCCAGCGTGCCGGGCTGCACGAACACCACATAGTGCGGCTTGCCGCCCACCATCAGCGGCTTGATGCGGTTCTCCTTCGCGTAGGTAGTGGCCTGCACGATCATGTTGTAGTTGGGCACGAACGTCGAGGCGATGGCGCCCGTGTTCGAAAAATCGAGAGAAGAGCCCGTCCACATCAACGAACGCTTGGCGCTGGGCGGTCGCACGTCAGGAGCGAATTCCAGGCTGGGGAACACCGAGCCTGCATCACGCCGCGAGCCATCGTTGTTGAACTCGTAGCTGATGCCCGACATGGTCAGGAAAGCCAGTTGGTCGCAGCGGTTGGCCAGCCAGTAGGCCAGCTTGTCACGCCCCTGCTCGCGGAAGTTGATTGTGGAGCGCTGGTCCGAAAGCTTGCCGGTGTTCTTCACGCCATGGCTCAGCAGGTCATACGTGATGATCTGGCTGTGCGATTTCATGGATTCCTCGTTGCCTTCGCGCTCGTTGTCGCCGCGCACGCCGTCGCCGACCAGGTCAGCCACCAGCTGGATCACGCAGGCCTCGGCACCCTTCTCGTTCCTGGTCAGTTCCTTGACCACCTGGATGACGTTGTTCTCGCCCTTGCCCGCGAACTTCTTGAGAAACATCTGGTCGCGCGCGGCGCCCCAGGTTTCACGGGCCCAGGCCAGCTTCTGGACTGGGGTCAATGCAGCAAAATTCGTTTCCATTTCATGCTCCTGGAAGTTGGTTCACTTTTCGGGACATGACGCCGCCCAGTTGCGAGAGACATGGCATTGGGCGGCCAAGGGCGCCAGGCAGCTTTACGCCCGCCCTGGGCGACAACCCGTTGAAACTGAGCCAGCAAGGAGGGTGATGCCTTGCTGGCCGTGGGCGCCGCGCTCAGTCGCCGCGCAGGCGCTTGCGCTCTGCCTCGGGGAGCGCTACGTGCTCGTCGTCAGTGATCTTCAAGGGGTCGATCGCCGCCGCTGTGGCGCGGTTTCCAATGCCAGCCAGCACGCTGGGGGGCTGGAGCATCGAGTGCTGGGCCCCGCGTTGTGCGGCTCGCGCAGGACGTATATCAACAGAACCACCCTGCCCCTGGATACCCCCAGGGGGGTGACCTGCCGGCGCGAAACGCGGCGCGATGGTCTGGACTGCTTCGATCAAGGCCTGGTTCTTGTCCATGCCACGGCTGACCTTGAGCGCCATGGAGGCCTCAATGAGGTCCAAGGCCTCCGCCCCCTCAGGTTCGTCGAGCCACGGATAGGCCTGGACCAGGCTCGCCGCAGTTTCCAAATCCCGGGCCTGCGCCGCGCTGGCAGCGTTGGCTTGGCGGTAGCGCTCGAAGGCGGAGTCCTCGATGGCCGCATTGATCTGCATGCGCAGCTTGGCGGCCTCCTTGGTGTCGCCGTCCAGCATCAGCTGCGCATACTGCTCCTCGGCCTGAGCGACATCGAGCTGCCGGCGCTCAGCGGCCGGTGCTGGTGCAGTAGCAGGAGCGGCCGTCTGGACCGGTTGGCCGCCGCGCAGCTGAGCAAGCTCAGCCTCCAGCGCAGCAGCACGCTCCAGCGCAGCCTTGCGCTCATCGTTGACAGCGTTAAAGCGAGACCGAGGAATTCCACCGCCGCGCGTACCCTGGCCGCCAGTCCCGTCGTCCTCGACCCCATGTGTTGCTTCGCCGCTGGTGGGCGGTTGCCCACCGCCGCCCTCGCCGCCCTCACTGGCGATCAGGGACTGCAGCGCTTCCTGGTTCAAATCGTCGCCGTCCAGATCACCGCGCTGGCTGCGGCGCTCCTCTTCAGATAGGGACAGGTAGTCGTCGTCGGGATCCGCCACGGCGGTGTCGGTGCCAGAGGTATCGGTGCCCTCTTCGCCAGCAGGTGCCATGTAGCGGGACAGGATCTTCTTCAGCAGCGGGTTCATGGTTCTTCCTCTTCAGTGGTGGATTGGTGGTTCACTTCCGGCCGGGCACCTGCAGGCTCTGCAGTTCGGCGATCTTTTCCTTGGCCTTGGCCAGGGCGGCCTTGTGGCGCTTCGGGTCCTTGCGGATTTCCTCGGCGCGCGCCAGGGTGCGCATGTCGTCTTCGGCGCGCCAGTCGGCATCGGTGGGCGCCATTGCGATGTTCTTGGGCATGTCGTGCTCCTTCAGTCGTGGTGGTGTCAGCCCAGGTCAGGGCCGGGTCGCTCGATGCCCGCCTCCTGGCCCGCTGCCGGGCTGGCAGGGCCGGCCGGCGTTAGCGGGTCGGTATTGCGTTGGGGTCCGTCCAGACCGGGCAGCGCCTGGCCGGGCTGCGGCACGATGGGCCCGGCGTCACGGTCCACATAGCCGGCAGAGCGCAGCATGGAGTCGGCGATTGGCGCCGCGCCCGGGTTGCGCGCGATCTCCAGGGCCGCCTGCGTTCCGCTGTACTGAGACTTGATGGCCACGTCCACGGCCTGCGCATCGGTCTTGCGGGCCTGGGCGTCGATCAGCCTGGCCTGGGCCTCGGCGCGCGGATCGACCGCCTGCTTGCCCTGCATGCTGGCCAGGATCTCCTGCTTGTCAGCCAGGTTGGAGTGCTTGATCAGCGTCGGATCCGGGATGGCCACGCCGGCCTGCTTCATCTCCAGGGCCTGCTTGAACTGCGAGTTCTCAAAGGTGACCTGGGCCGGCTGCTCCGTGATCACCACGTCGTAGGTGCCGATGGTCACGTCGTTGATGTAGGTGCCCGTGCGGGGATCGAAGCGGTTGATCTCCAGGGTCTGGTCCGTGGGCTTGCCAGTCAGCGGATCGGTCTCGGTGATACGGAACACCCGGTAGCTGTCGTAGTAGCGCTGGATCAGCTTGAGGATCCGCTTGGCCAGCAGGTGGCGGGTGTACGCCAGGTTGTCCAGCGGCACGGCCAGCTGCTGCTGCGCGGCGAACTGCTTGGACTGGATTGCGATGCCTGGCTCGTTGGCGCCGCCGATGCCGCGCATGGCCTCGGGCACTGTCACGTCCTTGAGCACGCCACTGGCCCGGTCCAGGATGCGGTCCATCCCAGAGGGCACCTGGTTCGGCTGTATCTTCTCCGGCTTCCGGGCATTCTTCTTCACCTCGATGTGCAGCCCCGTGGCGCCGCCGCGCCTCTCCAGCTCGTCGGGGCCCATGTTGGTGATGCTGCCCTGCTCTGTGATCCAGCCACCATTGGCCGAGCTGCTCAGGATGTGGATGATCTGGGACATCGCCTTGTTGACGATCTCCTGCGGGCCGATGGCGTCATCCACCATGCCGCCGGTCCGGCCGCGCCGGAAGTAGGCGAAGTACGGCACCACCGTGAAATGCTCGTAGGGGCTGAAGGTGTCGTGCAGCGTCGCGGTCATTGTCGTGACGGTCCACTTCACCCGGCGGATCATGCGCTTGGCACGCACAGCACCCTGGGCCAGGGCGTCCGCGATAGAGTCCGGCGCCATGTGATCCTCGATCTGCACGTCCTTTGTGAGGGGCCAGACCATGCAGGCCGTCGCCTCGTACACCCAGCGTTGGCGGTCGATGATGCGGTAGCGCAGCAGCCCATCCTCCGCCAACGAGCCGGCGTCGTAGGCGCCCAGGCGGTTGCGGCTGGCGAACTTGCTGCGCGACTCCTCGTCATCAAGATCGCCGAAGTCCTCGCCCGCGTCGTGGCTGGCCTCAGCCTTCTTTCGCGCCTCCTTGCCGTAGAGCTGCTCGATCTCATCCAAGGTCAGCCAGCGCGTGATGATGACGTCGCCCCACTTGTCGGGGTCGTAGCTCTTCGCGTCCGGGTCCGGGATCACGTCCATCGGGTCCAGCGTGCCGATGACGATCTCGCCCTCGATGTTGTCGTCGAAGTTCATCCGCAGATCGAAGTACCCGCGCTGCTGGATCACGCCGTCGCTGAACACCTGGGTTTCATGCCAGTGCAGGCCCGCCATGTCGGCCACCTGCATGGCCACCTTCGACAGGATGGTGGCGCGGTCCAGGTCAGCGTTGCCGCCGCGCGGCTTGAAGGCGATGTCCACGCGGTTCTGGATCTGGTAGCCGATGGCCGCGTTGATCGAGGGCTTGATCTCGTTGAGCTCGTAGCAGGGCCGGCGCTCCTCCTCGAGCTGCGCGCGTGCCCGGGCTGTCCACTGCTTGCCCTGGCCCATGTACATGTCCTCGCAGCGCTGGGCCTGCGGAAGATAGTCGAGGTGCCCACGGTCCTTGCCGTACTGGTAGCGGTTCCAGTTGGCACGTGCCGCGTCGTCCGCGGTGCTGATGATGGAGAGGGTGTTGTTCATGGTCATGCTGCTGATTGGTCCCAGCCACCCCTGCTGCCGCGTGCCATGGCACGCACGCGGTCTTGCAGGCTCTGGCGCGGGCCATGGCCAGGGATCAGGGGGATGGGCGCCGGCAGGTCGTCCACGAAGGTCATGGCCACGCTGTCGCCCTTGTCGGGGGAGCGGCCCAGCACATCGCGGATCTCGTCCTTGCTGTTGATCTGGATGGCCGTGCCCTTGCCCATGGTCACGACCTTGAACCGGGGCGCGGCCAGGTCGCCCTCCAGCTCGGGGTCTGGAGGCAGCGCGATTGGTTCCGGGCCGTGCGGGTCCAAGGCCTCGCGCAGGCGCCAGTACATCTCGGCGCGCTTGTTGCGGAAGTGCAGCTGGCCGGCCTTGTCCATGTGCTCGCTGGCGTTGGATGCGACCACAGGATGGATGTGCAGGCCCAGGCCCACCAGGAAGTCGTAGGCGCTGGAGCCGCAGCCGATGCTGTCCACCGCGATGGGCGCGCCGTCGCGCACCAGCGGCGTGACGAAGCCGGCCGCCGTGGGACCATCGACCGTCACCACGCCAGGCGCAGTCACCAGGCGGTCAAACCAGCGATCGTGGCGCCGCGCCGCCGAGGACTTGTCGATCCCGCCGCGCGACGGGTCGAACCCCATGGCCGTCATCGGTCCCTTCTTCTCGGGCTCCTTCCAGCGCGCCATGGCGGCCTTGATCCACTCTGTAGGGATCAGCTGCCACACCGGGTCGGCCGCGCCGGCACTGAAGTCACCGCGCAGCATCTGGGAGCGAAGAGGCTCCGGCAGGGCCTGCAGGGTGGCCTTGTAGCCGGTGACCATGTAGAAGAGGTTGTCGTCAATGCGCGACGGAATGAAGGTTCTGCTGAGCGGCTGAGTCATCTCGCCGTTCACAAGCACGGGCTCGGGGCCTGGCACCTCCTGGTCCTCGCCCTTGTCGTTGGAGATGAACCAGCGCAGCTCGCCGGGCTTGGCGGGGTTCGGGTGGCGCGGGTCAAGCCACGGCGCCCAGAAGCGCTTCACCCATTCGCCCTCCGGCCCCGTCGGCGGGTTGCCGGCGCAGACGATGCGCTGGCGCACCTTCGGGTTGTCCGTACGCATCCATGCATTGAGCGTCCGGAACTGCGTCTCCGTGAAGTGGCAGATCTCGTCGTAGGCCTTGAGATCATGGGCGCGGCCCTGGTACTTCTCCCAGTCCTCGGGGTCGTTCACACCGCCCAACTCGAGCAGGCGGTCGCCAGGCAAGCGCCAGAGCTTGTCCTGACTGTTGAAGCCGTCGCGCGAGCCCAGGATCTTGGACATGCGCTGCACCAAGCCCTTCAGCTGGACGCCTTGCCGCCGGAAGATGATGCTGTGCTCCTGCGCGGTCAGGGCCAGGCCCAGCAGCAGGTCACTCTTGCCGCCGCCGGCCGCGCCGCCGTAGAACAGGATGTCGGCCTGGCAGTTGTAGGCCAAGGTCTGCGGGCCGGGCTGGGGCACCCAGATGCCCGGGTCCGCCTCGCGCAGGAATGCGTCGAGCTGCGCGCGCTGTGCCTCGGGCAGCAGCTTCAGGCGGCGCAGGATCTCGGCCGAGGTGGGGATGGCCGGCGCCGTCATTCGGGCAGCCCTCCGCCCAGCACCAAGCCCAGCGTGGACATCAGCTCAGGATTGGCGGCCAGGACACGCTGCATGCGCATCGCGCGCTCGGCGTCCGACATGTCGCGCAGCGAGAGCGGGTCGGAGCGCTGGTAGTTGTCCCGGGCGTACAGGCCCAGGTTCTTGGCCAGCTTCTCCCAGGCCTCCAGCTGCGAGTGCATCTGGATCTCCACGCCGTACTTGGTCTGCTTGGCGCCGGCATACAGGGCCGCCGCGCGCTGGCTCAGGTGGCGCGTGTCCTTCAGCACGGTGCGCGGCTCACCGCAACCACCGCAGCCTGGGCACTCGGGATGGGGCAGCAGGTGGGGGCTGTACCCTGCCCCGCCCTGCTCGTCGAATTCTTCAGCCGGCTTGTCTGCCGCAGCCCAGCGCTTGCGGTCCTCGGCCATCTCCAGCTCGGTGCGCTGGAACCGATGGCCCTGGCCATGGCAGCACCTGCAGCAGCCCACACGCACCTCGATCAGTTCCCGGGGGTCAGCGGTGGCGATCAGGGCCAGCTGACGCACCACATGCTCGGCCTTGAGGTCCAGCTTGTCCTGCAGCTTCTTCTGGCCTGCCTGGATCGCATCCTGGACGTGAGGTCTCCTCAGGAGGTCCGAGGCCTGCACCGTGGCCGTGTGGGCGCTGTAGCCCGCCCTGATGGCCGCCTGCGTGCCGTTGGGGTCAATGAGGTACTCGCGGACGAAGCGCTGCTGGCGCGGATCCAGCTTGGCGATCTCCTTAGGCGTGGCGCCTGGCTTGTCAGGCCGGGTCCATCCGTTGGCCCGGGCCCGCTTCCCAATGGCGGAATGCGTCAGCCCGTGGGCTTCAGCGATCTCGCGCAGGGATTGGTTCGTGGTGCGGTAGACACGCTCAATCTCCGTCCAGTCGGTGCTGGCAGCTGCTGTGCCCTCCGCATTGGGAGCACTTGAAGATGGGGGGATAGCTGGGGTTTCCACAGCCAGGATGGTTCCTGGTGTGGCGACGGAATGGAAACCCCAGAGGGGGGATGATCTTCTTGCGCGCTAGGTCTAGCCACCGGCAGCGGACTAGAGGCCGCCCCCTGGGTCACTTGCCCGCTTTTGGAAGCTCCAGCTTGTCTATCACCTTTGCAATGATTTCCTGAGCCCCAAATCCGCCCGCATCTGTGGCAGCGTGTATTTCTTTTGGAACAAATATTTTCTCTGCGATCTGCTGCTTGATTGCATCTTTAATATCCTTAGGCAAATCTGCAGCATAGGAATCAATTGCCTTCAAATCAAGGGCCGTTTGATGATGGCGCTGATATTGGGCTCTATGGACTCCTGCCTGACGTATCAAATACGCTATAACAAACGAGAAAAATATAGCACCAAACACTCTAATACCAGCAGTCTGTCTATCAAGGTTCAGTAGTTCCATATGTGCGATTGTACCAAGCACATAAATAGCCAAAACAATCATCAAAACAATTGCAGCCGTTCTAAATCCATTAGCAAGACGCTCCTCCTTTAGAGCGCTTCGCATATACCCCCCACTCATGGCCTTACGGGTCAAAAAACCAATATACTCATCAATTCTCTTCTCCTTATTAGCGAGCCCATCTTTCAAATCATTATATTGATTATTAATCTCTTCTCTATTCGATTCGTAAGCTCCAGCTATTTGAGAAAAACGGTCTTCAGCAGCGGCAGAGAACTGCTCAAATTTCCCCTGCACTCGCACACTCATCTCTGATAATGAAACGTCAACATCCGCCAGCCTAGCAACTGCCGCCGCAGTACCTCGAGAAATACCATTTAATCTCTCCTCTAACTCAGCAACTTGTTCTGCCAACGTCTTAATCGAAACATTCTCTATTTTCTTATCACCATCTAGATGCAATGCACCAACCAAAACAGGGCGATTATTTATGTAATTCTCCACGACCTTTACGAGGTCAGCCAATATCCTTTTGGATTCATCGCCCTCAGGGAAAACCTTAAAATAACTAGGAGAAAGAAGTATGGAGTTGGAATATATGCAAATCCTCTCTGCATACATATATGCAGTTTCCAACTTCTCACTGCTATCAATTGTTCCAAGATCCTCGAAATTCTTTTTATTCTCTTGGTATGCTTTAATTTTCTGAGCCAGTTCGTGAGCGACGTCTTTACCAATAAGAGGACGAATAATACTATCCAAATACTCCACCAGATTCTTCAAAGAAATCTTGAAGTCTTCGAAATTCTTGTCAACTGGATCGCTCATGAAGCCCTCTATCAATTGAATTTAATCCAACAAGTAAATTAAGAATCGAAAGATGCTTAATTTTGTGCCAGGATTCCAGCCAACGTCGACCAAAAATCTCCAGCGCCAGATCATTGTCCACCAAGTTCCCTCTTCAGCTTCTTCAACTCCTCCCATATGGTGCTTACCAAGAAGTTGACGTCATGCCCGGTCTGGATGTTGCTCAATTGGACTGCATCCCCCACCAGCAGCCCGGCCAGCATGCGCCGCTCTTTAGGCCACAGGTCCAGGCACAGGTCCCCGATCTCGACCTTGGCACAGCCGTCTGCCAGCACCGTCACAGAAATTGGTCGCGCCGCCGGGTATTGCGGCTCCAACGCGAACACGCCTGCGCGCAAGCGACGCAGTAGCCCCTTTTCAATCATGCGGCCCACATGGTCATCCACGATCTGAAGCCTCAGACCCGTCAGGTCGCGGAGCAATTCCCGGGTGATCACCTGTTCTTGGCTGTGCAACTCCAGCAGCACGTCCCAGATTTTTTGTGCAGTGGGGTACGGGTTGGCTTCTGGGCTTGTGGTCATTGGTCGCGCTCCTCATTGCGCCAGGTTTTGGAAACAGGGGTGGACGGGCCTGCGGCCATGCGGCGCGGCGGCGGCCCGTCCCAATCGGTGATGTGCTGGTGGCGGCCGATGAAGCGCAGCGGCACCAGGCCCTGGGGGCCGTTGCGGTGCGCCACGATCTCCAGCTCGCTGTAGCCCTGCAGCTCGGGCAGGCGCTTGCTCTGCGGGTGCGCCCAGTCCGTGAACAGCAGCGCGATCTGGTCAGCGGCGGCCTCGATGGCGCCCGACTCGCGCAGGTGGCTCATCGTGGGCCGGCCGTAGTGCTCGTCGGCCTTGCGGTTCATCTGGCTCAGGACCACTGCCACCATGTCCAGCTCCATGGCCAGGTTCTTGATGCCGTTCACGTCCCGATCCAGCTGGAGGTTGCGGCTGTCCTCGCCGGAATCCGCCATGCGCTGCAGGAAGTCCACGAAGATCACGTCCAGGCCGCTCTCGCGCTTGATCTTGAGGGCCTTGCGCCGGATGTCGCCCAGGGTGAGGCTGGTCTGGTCGTCGTGGTGCAAGTGCAGCCGCTCCAGCAGGTGGGCAGCAGCCGTCACTGCAGGCCACATGTCCGCGTCCTCGGGATCGGCGGCCAGGATGCGGCTCAGGTCGAAGGCAGCGGTCGCAGCCGTGTGCCGGTGCATCAGCTGGTTCACAGGCATTTCCTGGCTGAAGAACAGCACGCTCTGCCGCTGGGCCAGGTGGCGGGCGATGGCCAGGGCCAGCGCGGTCTTGCCGTGCTTGGGCCGGGCGCCCAGCACCAGGAGCTCGCCCCGGCGCAGGCCGCCGTTCAGCAGCTTGTCCAGGCCCCGAATGCCCGTGGCCATGGCCGGGTTGCGCCCTTCGCTCAGCTCCTGCAGCAGCACCAGGTACTCGGTCACGGAATCGCTGATGCGCCGGGGGTCACGCCGGCCCCGGCTGGTGGCCAGCTGGGCCAGCAGCATCTGAGCCTTGTCGATCTCGGCGGCCGCCAGGGCGCCGGGCTCCATGGCCGCGTCCACCATGGCCGTGCCGGCCTGGATCAGTTGCCGCAGGCGGTGCTGGTCCAGGATCTCGTCGGCGTAGCGCCGCATGCTGGCCTGGCCCGGCAGGAACTGCGCGAGTTCGGTCAGCTGCGGCAGCGTGGTCTCTGCCTCCTGGCGCCGCAGCTCCTCGAAGACCGACACTGGGTCGGTGGGCGCGCCGGCCGTGGCCAGGGCCCGAACGGCACGGAACACCTCGCGGTGCATGGGCGCGTAGAACGCCATGGCGTCCAGCTCAGGCAGCGCTGCCCACGCCTCCGGGTCCAGCATCAGGCCGCCCAGAAGCGCGGCTTCCGACGCCACGCTGGCAGGCATGCGGCGCTCGGTGGGACGACTGCGCAATTCTGCGCGGTCCTGCTCGTCGGGTGGAAACTCGTCCATCAGCATTCGGCAGCGCCCCCGCGGTGGCTGGGCCAGTTGCACTTCAGCGACTTCGCCCCTTCACGCAGCCGGTCGAATGAGCGCTCGCCGACCGAGGCCTTGATGTCGTTGATCGCCAGGTTGGACAGCAACACCGTGGGCCGCTGCATGGCGTAGCGACTGTCGATCACCTCGAACAGCTGCAGGCGCTCTGCGTCCGTGCCCATGCTGGCCCCGACTTCATCGATGACCAGCAGAGCATCACTGCCGAGGCTCGCGATCAGCTCGCTCTCGGTCTCCGGCCGGTCCCAGGCGCTGGCCTGGAAGCCGCCCTGGCCCCAGGTGGCGCGCAGCATGCGCACGATCTGCCGGCTGCTGAGGATCCGGGCGCCCATGTCGCGCTCATGGATGACGTGGTTCACCATGGCGCTGCCCAGGTGCGTCTTGCCGGTGCCCACCGGGCCGATCAGCCACAGGCCGCCACCTGAGCGGAAGTCGTTCTCCTCGGCGAACTTGCGGCAGGCGGCCAGCACATCCGCCTGGCCGGGATGGAACGGGCGATAGTTGGCAAACGAGCACTCCAGCATTCGGCCCACCAGGCCACTGCGCGCCATTCGGCTGCTCAGCCGGTCCTTTCGCTCTGCCTCTTTTTGCTCACGCATCGCTGCGGCAATGCGCTCATCGCGCTCATGCTGGAATTGATCCGTCATCGGGGACACCTTGGTCGTAGTAATCGCTGTGTTCATGGGTGAAGCCGCTGTGGCGGCCGGCATTGCTTCGGGGCTGGCCGTGCCCACCAGACGGTGCGCGGCCGCTTCCCTCCCGGTTGGCGTACCAGCCGGCGTTGAACCCCTGCCAACCAGCGGAGCAGGAGTAAGCGATGGCGTCGTTCAGAGAAAGGCCGGCCGCCTTCGCTTCTTTGGCAATGCCCTCCAGTGCGATGTCGGTGAGCGGGGCGCGTTTGGCCTTGCGTTGGGCCAGGAATGCGTTCCAGACTCGTTCTTCAACGTCGTCGGGTCGTGTCGCCTCTGGGCTGCTGCGTTTGCGTGCTCCGTCGCCTGCAGACGCGCCTTGCCTGGAGACGCGGGATGGAGGGGCAGTACCGTTAGGTACGGGAGGTATTAACTCTCCCTGTCTCTCTCCCTGTCCCTGTCCCTCTCCCTTATTAGCCGTCTCATGTGCGTCTCTGGTAGACGGTGCACGAGACGCTTTGGTAGACGGTTGAGCGTCTACATGACCGTCTACATGTAGTGAGATGAGACGTTCAAGTTCGGTCTTTGATGCATTGGCGGGAGGCGTCACGCCAGCGTCTCGCAGCCGGGCGGACAGTTCCTTGAGCTGCTCTCGCCAGCGCTGCTGGCGGGACTTCTTGGCATCCACGCCTTCCATGTGAACCTGCCGGCCGTCCCAGGCCTGGACCGCCAAGTCAGCGATCACGGGGTGATAGAGGCGGCCGTCTGAGCACTTCACCCAGCCGCGCATGGCCATGTCGCGCACCTTCTTCCAGCTGCGAGATCCGGACAGTGCCTCGAGCAGGCGCTCATCACTCGGCAAGCTGCCGCCAGGGATCTGGTTCCAGCTCTTGCACCACAAGGCCACGGCGGCCTTGAACTCGTCCCCTGTGCTCAGCAGAAACAGGTCGGAGTCGAGCAAGCGCCCGGTCTCCAGAGGCATCCATGGCAGGCCGCGCAGGTTGCAGTCGGGCGGCGTCATGGGTGGGGGTAGATCTGGGGTCATGGTCTGAGAGCTCCCTTTTTCCGAGCCATCCCTCATTCAGCTACACCCGCCTGTTTCAGCAGGGCCTGGATCTGCGGGGCCAGCTTGGCCAAGGCTGCGAGTGCCTCGCGCTGCTTCACCCTGGGGTCAGCACAGAACTTCTGCACCAGATAGAGAACCGGCTGTACATCACCTGTGGAATGGATGTAGGCCTCCAGGTCATGCACGGTGAAGCGGCGCGGATCATCAGGGTTGTTGGCCAACTTGCGTGACAGGTCCGAGGGGCTCACATCCATGTCGGCCGCGATAGTTTTGAGAGGCTTTCGGTGGCTGTACGCTCCAGCCCTGACCACCTCCAGCATGCTGGAATAGCGCTCGGACAGACCGTCGGGAATTTCGAGCTCTACGGGGCTAGTGGAAACTTGCGGATTCATTGTTTGCACTACTTTCCTGTAGGAAAAACGGGCGAAAAAAAACAATGGAGGCCATGAACACATCACGCCCCATCCATGCGAATTCGCCGGCAGCGCCGACGCCCTTCCACCGCTCCAGCCACACCGTGTTGCGGGAGAACATCAACCCAGAAACCGGACGACGCACGCAGGTCATGACGACCTCGCGTTTGGAAATGGCTTGGGCCAGTGGGGAGCTGGTGATCACGGCCCGGGGTGGGCGTGTGGTTGTGGATGCGGAAGCAGAACTGCGACGCACAAAGCGACCGCCGCAAGCACGGTCCTGAAAACGAGAGGTGCACAACTCAGTCACAGGCAACACCTGCGACCTCCGCCTCCATGCGGTAGGAGGGGAGCGGAAGGTCTCCGTAGACGTGATCGAACGTCAGCCTGCATCCTTTGGTCGCCGCGAACTCAATGAGCTTCTCAGCTCGTTTGCGCGGGAGATCTCTCCCACTCTCGTAGGCCGCGATCCCTCCTTGCACGCAACCGAGGGCTTGGCCAAGCACCGTTTGTGTCACGCCAAGGTGCTGGCGGATGAGTTTCAGTCTGGTCATGCAGCAAATTATCACTGATACCAATAAAAAACACCACCTTCAGTGTTTTGACAAACCACTGATCAGCAGGATCATCACGCCCATGGACACTGATACATCAAGAACACAGCGCGGCACGGTGCAAAAAGAAGAGGCCGCCAAGCTACGCGCCATCTGGGATGCGACGCCTAACCGTCCCAGCCAGGCCGAGTTCGGCGAGCTCTACAACATCGGCGGGCAGAGCGCAGTTGGAAATTTTTTGAACGGCACCTCGCCGCTGAGCCTCAAGGCAGCTACTGGCTTCGCCAAAGGCTTGGGCGTTGCGATACGTGATTTCAGCCCTCGACTCGCTGCGGAGGTTCAAGCCATCACTGAGACTTTGCAGAGCAGTGTGCCGGCTGCAAGCCCTGCCGCACGGGAAGCGCTCACCTCTTCACCGTCTTCGGGAAAAAGGAAGTACATGGTTGCGATACACGATGCAACCACAGAGGAGCAGATTGGAATGGTGCTGCTTCAGGCAGGAGGCTTGTCAGAAGCACATGACCGAGGTGTGCGCTTGATCCAGAAGCACCAAGACACCCTTCACATTGATATTGAAGAAGTTCAGACCGTTGTCTTTGAACTGTTCTCGCTGCGGCCAGCGCGGTGGGGCTGAAATTTATCGCCCAAATAATCACTAAAAGTGTTGCACTGATAAACACTTGATGTGATACTTTGCTTCAGCGTCCACTTCACGGACGTATGGAGCGAAGATGTCCACCACAGAGATCGCCGCCCTCCTCAAGGCGGCTCCCGAACAGCACGGGCAGCAATGCATGCTGGCAGCTGATGCAATCCAAGGCCGTCGCTGGCCGACTGCGGCCGCCCTGCTCAGGGCCCAGGCAACGATGGTCCAGGAATGGGCTGATCAAGCGCGCGTCCTGGCCACTTGGTGCGAAGCCGAGGGCGAAAGCGGCCGTGCGCATTCCACCGTACCGACGGCACTGGAATGCCATGCCCCGGCAGACCTGCTGGGCCCGACTGGAGCCCCCACCCTCGAATCCCTGGAAGCCGGCTTGCTGGCCTTGGCGCATGGCCTGGGCCGCGAGCACGCCGCCCGCGTCCGCCGCGCCATGAACGGCGTGCTGCAGGCCGCCCACGCCCCCGCCGCTCTGCCGCCCCAGGCCGCCGCGCTTGGCGCCGCGCTGGACAGCGGCAGTCTCGAACAGGCGGATCTGTCATGAGCCGCCAATCCATCCGCTGCCTCTGGCGCCTGATGGTCATGCGTCGCACCACTGGCGCAGGCCCCATCGCGGCGCTGCGCTGGGCCGCCGGCCTGCTGTGGCGCAACCACCTGACCAGCCAGCGTCGAAAGCACCTGGACCGCCGCGCCGAGGTTGAGCGCGCCGCCCGTCAACGCCTCTAACTCCCAGGAGCTGCAATGCCCGATGTAAAGCTCAACGTGGCCACCTGCCCCGGCCACCCCACCCTGCTCACATCCTTCACAGCCGACGGCCCTGTCATGGCGCTGGACCTGGCCACCGTGCCGCGCGAGATCCTCGAGCGCATCACTGCACGCGCCCTGAACGTGGAGGCCGAGTGGCAGAACGGCGCGATCACGACCGAATACCTGGGCAGCAAGGCCGCGCTGGAATGCCTCGCCATCGCCGCGAATGCGCTGGACCAGCACTTCCTGCCGCTGGTGCCCCGCGTCCGCGACCTGGCGTCCCACGACATCGCCTTCGAAGCCGAGGGCCAGACCTATCCCGTCATCCGTGGCGGCGAGGTGGTCTGGGTCGCCCAGGCTGACCTTTCGCCCCTTGAGCTGGCCGCCGTTCGTGCCTGGCTACGGTTCAACGTTGCTGCTGCCACCGAGCGGTCTGTCACCTTCCAGCTGCGGCTGGAGCAGTTCGAGCGGGAAAGCCCCGCCCATCACTGCCTGCAACCCACTCAGATTTGAAATCCAACCATGACCAAAAAGCCTATGTTCCAGCCGCATCCCGATGGCCGGCAATACCTCATCAACCTCACCGGCTGCGTGCTGATCGCCGGCGACGCCATATTCGGCAACCCCGCCGAGACCACGCCCCAGGGGCGCACCAACGCCATGCAGTTGGTCGAGCGCGTTCTTCAAGAGGCCGAGCAGCGCGGCTTTAAGCACACGTCCACCGTTTGGGCGCTGATGCGCCGCAACACGCCGAATCCGCGCCTGGCAAATCTGGTGCAGGAGGCGACGGAACTGCTGCCCAACGAGGTTCACACGCAGATCATGCGAGAGGCGATGGGCACAGCGGATCAGGCATTTGACACGCGTCCTCTGGTGACGGCCCTCAAGCACCCAGGCCAGCACGAGCCTGAGACGAACCCGAACTTCCGCCGCCCCGGGCCCAGCGGTATCGACCCTCGCTTCATCGAAGCCGGCCAGAAGCTGCGCCACATCCGCGAGACGGAGGGCAACGAGGCGATCCACAAGCCGGAGCATGCAGCGCTGTACCGGCAATTCATGAAGTACGCGCCCGAGGAGTTTCAAACCGAGATGATCGCCATGGCCAAGAAGATGAACCTGATGCCTGAGCCGACGCATGTCGGCGCCGATGGCCAGGCAGTTTTCTCAGCCCAGCAGATCGCGGACAAGCACGGCGTGAGTGCGGAGGAGGTTGAGCGCTTCATCGCTCAATCGGGCATCGGACCCGACGACCTCTACGACGGTCCAGTATTCCCACTGCAGTGAGGCAACCATGGCGATTTCCACCACGGATCTCCTCCAACGAGCCATCGCGTTCCACCTTCGCAAGCCGGGCGCACTGCAGCCGGCGGCAGAACTCAGCGGCCCGGCCACGGCCGCCGGCTTCGACTACATCGTCCTGCGCAATCTGGGCGGGGTGCTGGCCGTCTACCGCGTCATGACCCACAGCCGCGCGCTCAAGCGCCTGCGCCGCTGGCCGAAGGCGGTGGAGTGATGGCAACCATTGTGATTTCCACAACGGTCCAAGCTGTTGATTTTGTTCATGGTCCAGAACGGGACCATCTCCATGGACTTTTCACCAATTCTGGGGAAAAGGTCCAGACGGGTTCCGACGAATTTCGTCGGAACACCCAGCAGCAGGCCATGGACCAAGCCGACGTATTGCGTCGGCTTGGGGTTCCCCGAAATCGTCGGGGAAGCAGGGCCGCGCGAGCCGACGACGAATTTCGTCGGCGCCTGAGGTCAGGCCTTGGGCTTGCGAGTCCGCTTCGCTGGGGCGGTCTTGCCAATCCCCAGGCCTTCGACGTTGTCAGCCTCAGAGAGGGGCACAAATTCGACGGATACCGCGTGGAGTTTGCGGCGCCGTTCGACGGAAACCGCATCCTCGGGCGTCTTCGGCTTCACCCCGCCACTGGAGTACAGGCTGGCCACGCCAGCGCGCCATATCGTCGTGGCGAAGTCCCGCACGCTTTCGTCGTCAGGGGACACCCCGAGATCAGCTGCCAGCGCTGCCTTGATCTTCTCGAAATCTGCCTGCGCGACAGCGCTGGCCATCGCGGCGGTGCTCGCATCTGCCCCGGTCTCGTGCCTACGCTCATCGATGTAGGCAGCCAAGCGGCCAATCAGCCCAGTCAGGCGCAGCCAGTCCATCACGCTGACACCGTCCAGATTCGGGGCGAAGGAGTCTTCCAGCCGCGCCGAGATCTCGGCGTTCATGGATCTGCCGTTGGCCTTCGCCGCGGCTTCGACTTTCGCCTTGAGCTCAGGGAGCATGCGCAGGCCCAGCGGGGCGATGTTTCCGGTGGGGGCGGTGGTGGTTTTGGGTGTGCGTGCCATAGCTACGCAGTGTAGTAAAAAATCGATTGCAGGCAATGACTACAGCGCGTAATAATGACAGCGCGTAGCAATACAAGGAGGTCTGATGCAAGGAAATGGAAAGCTGGCGCCGTCGCCGATCCGGTTGCCGCAGCCGCTCAAGGACTGGTTGAAGCACCAGGCCATCGACAACCACCGCTCCTTCAACAGCGAGGTCCTGGCCCGCCTCGAGGAGAGCAGAGCCCGTCAGGAGAAGGACGCCATCCAGTGACCGCCCCACACCCACCGCCCTGGCCGCAGCAGGCCACAAAAGGCGAAGCCCCGAAGCAGGTGAGAGCGCTTCAGGGCTTCTTGATCCCGAACCCTTACCAGGACTGAATCATGACCGAGATTATCGCGCGCCCAGCTACGGGCGCAAGGCCAAGCCACGCCCGCAAAAAGGCCAGGCCGACGGAAACCACGCCCCCGCAGCCCACCAATGAGGCCGAAGCTCTGTGCCGCCAGGCAGTCGGCGTAGTCTCCACGCTTGTGGCGCGCGCTGCAGAAACCAGCAATATCCCGGCGCTTGCCCCGCCGGAATTGCTGGACGAGGCAGATTGCCTGCTGATGGAGATTCGCGACAACGGCGCAAAAACCCGTGGGCTGGTCGGTGCGCTGCAGCGGGCATACACCCTCCTGGACGGCGCGGCGTCGGAAACACCGGAGCGCTTGAGCACCGCTGTTGGACAAGCTGTGTTGGCCGGCTTGACCATCAGCAGCGCCCTGACCCTCACCAAGGCGCTGGAAACGGCTTACCAAGCAGGCGACCTACAGCGGCTGCGCGCACTGGGCACATACCAGGGCGCAATGGAGGTGGCAGTGCAAGGCCGTGCGGGAGGGTCGGCCGCGCCATCGCCCCACGCCCGCACGCAGGTCCATGAGTCCTTGGGCCAACTTGCCGCGCTGCTGAAACAGGCCGCGCGCACCGATGAACCCCACGCCCATAGCGGCGACTCCGACCGCCTACTGCGAATCGGAGGGGAACTCGCGGAGCGGGGGGCCGCTGCCGTGGGGACGCCCGACTGCGAAGACCTCGCCTTCGACATCGCCGCATGCGTCAGCGCATCCAGCCGCGTGCCAGGAGACACCCAGTCACCAAAGCGTGCGGAATTCATCAAGCTGGCAGCGGAAGTCCTGGCCGTCCTGGCCGATACGCCCATCACCGACATACTGAGCGCCGGGCTCGCCCAAAGCTCAAACCCCACGGCCAAGACAGACCCGTCCATGCCGGGGCTGAACCTGGACCAGTTGCGGAAGGTCCTTGGACGTGTCGCGCGAGACGCCTCCACGTTGAACAATCTGCTCATGGCAGCCCAGGCCACTGATGACGGCACCATGCTGGCTTACTTGGTGGATGGAGCCCAGGCCCTGACCGAGAAAATCGGCGGAATGGCAGATCAAGCAATTGAAGGCGATGTCATCGGGGACTATGACAGCTGGTTCTTCGGCCCCAACTTCGGCCAGCGTGGGGGTGCAGCATGATCACCGTCGCACAAAAGCCTAAGGCTCGCACGCAACAACCAGCCACGGCAACCCGGCCGGCAGCCGCATCCACCGCCCCCACCCGGACCCCGGCCAGCCTGTTGGCCGCGTTCGTCAGCATGGGCGACTCCCTCGAAGTTTCAGCCAACACCTGGGCCCAGGCAGGTGGCCATCGTGATGCAGCCCGGCTCCTACTTACCGCGAAGGCGGATATTGAGCACTTCGCGGAGCGCACAACCCCCGCACAGGACATGGCTGGCGATTTCGCCATGGACATCGCCGCGCTGATCAATGCCGCGCGCCGGGCACCTGGTCCGGCAGAGCCCGCCGAAGCCAAGAAGCTGCTGGACCAGGCCATGGCTGACCTGGCCTGGATCGCGGACATGCCCGTGGCCGAGCTGATGGCGGAAGCAGCAGCACCAGCGGCCGAGCAGCAGGAGCAGGCCGAATGGCTGAAATTGGCCAGCGATTCGAGCTTCGAGATCCAGCGACTCGCGCAGGCCATGAAGAAGCTCTCCGACGATCTGGATGGCGACATGCGCCCGGTCTTCCATGGTGTCATGGCCCGCATTTCCCAACTCTCGGAAATCATCTACTTCACCGCCCGCCTGCACGGCGAAGACCCGGCCACCGTGGGCACCCCGCCCCTGAGTGACCTGCAGAGCGTCTTCGAGGGAGGGCTGCGCTGTGGCTGAAGCACGCAAACCCAAGACCAGCGCCCAGGCCCTCCTGGCCATGGCGCCGCGCACACTCAATGGCGCCGCGTGGCTGGAGCAGCACGAAGCGCTGACCCACCACCTGCTGCACATGATGGCGCGCGCTCTGGCCAAGCCGGCCGGCCGTGCCACGGACGGCGCGCTGCAGCCCATTGCCCAGGCATACACAGCCCTGCGCACGCACGCCAAGCAGGTGATGGGCGATGCAGTGCCCGTGGTGCTGGCCGCCGACGGCCGCCACGAAATCCCGTTCGAGAAGCTGTCGGAGGCTCGCGCCAAGGTGGCAGTGCTACAGGCCGAGCTGCAGGCCGCGCACATCGCGGGCGCCCAGGCCCGGGATCTGCTGGCACTGGTGCAGTCCTGCATGGCTCAGGGCACGGAGCCTTCGGCCGAGCTGGTGGCCCGCATCCAGCAGGCAGTGGGCCAGACGGCCAGCACCACAGAACCACAGCCCGGCGAAGGCCAGGAAGCGGTCCAGGACCTGGTGCGCGGGCTTGCCAGCCACGAATTCAACGCCGGCAGGCAGGCCATGCGCACCGACATCATGGCGCTGCTGTCGCGCCGGCTGGGGGAGATGGCGGCGGCATCCAAGCGCTACCCGCAGACGGTCGGCACGTTGAGCCAGGCGGCCGGCGTGCTCAAGGTGGCGCGGAAGCAGATCCAGGAGATTCAGCCATGAAGGACCATTGCGGCCAAAGCCCCTTCGCATTGGACAAAGGGACTGATGAATGTAACTCGCTCCAAACCGTATTTCTAACGCAGTGTTCCGCTGCTTCAGTCAATTGCATAAAGGTAGCTACCAAGCACTTCGATGTCATGAGCAAACTGCCCGCTTTTCGGCCGGTATTCCAACGTAATCCGATTTTGAATCAAATTCAGGGCACGCTCTCGCTGCTCTTGATCTGCTGCCTCGAATCGCTCCCAGAAATCAGCAGGAAAGGAAGCCACGCTTCCTGCGGTGCCATCAGCGAACTCAAAACGAAGGGTATCTTCCATCCACTTCAGCGATACGCCTTGACCTTCCGCCCACTGAGCCAGGTGAGCACTCAAAAGCTGTTGTCCGTTCATTTACATGATCCTCAGTTAGGGAAAGCCAAAATGTATGCGACCAAGCACTCCACGACTGGGAGCGATTTGACGATTTTGCCGTATCGGCTACAGGCACGCCCTAAACCCCTGCCCTCGCCAATTGCAAGGAGGCTTGGAAGAAATGACTGCTGAAGCCATAGCCACCAGCCTCTACCTCACCGAGGAGGAAATCGACGGCCTGTGCAAACCTCTGAAGCAACGCTTCGCCCAGCGCCGCTACATCAAGGAGGTGCTGGGCCTCCCGATAGCTGGCATTCGTCCCGACGGGCTGCCCCTGGTGGGCCGCACCATGGTGGACGAAAAGCTCAACAACAAAAAACCGTCCGCGTCCGAACGCGGATTCAAATGGAGTAAGTGATGGGTCGCAGAAGAGAGCGGGCATCAGGCTTCGGCCTGTTGCCCCGTATGGAGGCCAGGCCTCGCAAGAATGGGCTTGTCACCTACCGATATCACCCGGTGGGAGGCAAGCCCATCAACCTGGGCACCGACCGCACAGCGGCCATGCAGGCCGTGCTGGAGATGAACCACGCGCCCAACTCCCAGGGCACGATCCGCGAGCTATGGGACCTGTACCAAAAGACAGCCCGCTGGACGGCCCTGGCGGAGCGCACGAAGAAGGACTACGAGTCCTACAGTCTGAAGCTCATCGAGGTCATGGGCGAGGTGCCGGCCGCCGCAGTGCGCCCCACCGACATCGCCAGGTTCCTGCGCGTGGAGCGTGCAGACGCACCCGTGCGGGGCAATCGAGAAATCGCCCTGCTCTCCAACCTGATGAACGTGGCCATCGAGCGCGGGCTGATCGACGCCAACCCGTGCAAGCAGGTCAAGAAGAACAGCGAGCGGGCCCGGACGGAAGCGCCGGAGCCGGCTGAGCTGCGTGCCTTCCTGGACTGGCTGGTGGCCGGCACCCCTGCACGCAAGACTCTGGCCCTGATGGCCGAGTTTGCCGCTCTGGCTGGCTCGCGCCGCGTGGAGTTCCTTGCCCTGCAGGTGCCTCAGATCGATATGCAGGCCGGCGAGATCCGGCTGATGCGCGCCAAGCAGCACGGCGGCACCAAGCGGGCCGAGAACATCGCCATGGGCCCGGCCATGCTGGACCTGGCCAAGAGGCTGCTGCAGCTGCCGCGTCCCGAGACATCGCTGCACGTCTTCATCAACCAGCACGGCAGCCCGCTCACGGAATCGGGCTTCACCACGGGCTGGCAGCGGGCCATGGTCGAGGCCCTGGAGAGCAAGGTGATCAGCAGGCGCTTCACCTTCCACGACCTGCGGGCGTACTACACCACGCAGCACAAGGCACGGTATGGAGCCCTGCCCGAGCTTCACGCCAGCTCGGCCACTACGGCCCGAGTCTACGACCGCTCGAAGGTCTCCAAACGCCAGTCCCTGGGCTGA